CAACTAGCGGAAGTGGTGTTAACTTTAAGTGTATCGTAGCAGCAATTACTGGTGGCGGTTCAACTGGCCCAGTAAGTCAAATTTACGTTCCAAATAACTTTAGAGGTAGCGCATTTGCAGCAGCCGAAACAGCAACTGAAACAGCCGTAGAAAACTATGCAGGAACTAATAATAGTTCAGCTTCTGGATTAATTGTAACAGTTGATTCTGTATCAGGAACAACTACTACTGATGGTTCAAGAATAGGAACTGGAACTTTTAAAGGTAACGAAACAGATGCGAACACTTTTAGAATTGGTGTACTAGACGGATATAGTTTTTCACAGGGTTCAGACTCAAGTGATGTAACAATATCAGAAGCGGGTGCAGCACCTAACAGGGGTTCAAAAAGATTCAATGACTCTTTACCACCAGCAGAATGGTCATTTGGTACATATGTACGACCATTCGTTCATGGAGCAGCGTCATTCAGAACTGCTGATGACCATGACTGTGTAGAAAATATACTATGGGCAGCCTTATCAGGAACAGCTTTACCTTCTGATTCTTCAGGATCAGGAAAAGGTGTGGTTGTAGGTACTACAGCACAGGGCGGTTCCCAATGTACATTTGGACAATCAGATGTTCACGAACTCATGAAATTAAGTATATTCTTCGCACTAGAAAATACAACATACAGGTTAAATGAAGCTCAGATTAACCAAGCAGAAGTCGATTTCTCAATCGACGGTATTGCTACAATTACCTGGTCTGGAAACGCAACAACTATTGACCAAGTAGAGCAACCAATAGAAGACCCTTCTAAATACATTATACAAGGAACTTCAGAAGCAACACCAACAAGTGGTAACACAGATACTTACGTAGAAACATATAACTTCGTAGATACTACTGGCCCATCAGATGCTGATTATTTGAGAAACAAACTCTCAACTCTATATCTAGATGCTGATGCACAAGGTGGTGGATCTGCTTCAAACGGATTAGATAACAGAACTTATGATATTAATATCACAGGTGGTTCTTTAACTTTTGCAAACAACGTTACTTATGTAACACCAGAAACAATTGGTATTGTGGATAAACCGATCGGTTCTTTCACAGGTGCTAGATTAATAAGTGGTTCAGTAACCATGTATCTAGATACCAAATCAAATGGTTCAAACCAACTTCTAACAGACTTAGCGGGTGCAACTGACCTTGTAACAAACGTTTTTGACATGCGTTTATTTATGGGTGTAGCCGGTACTGTTGGATCAGATGGTGATGCAATGGGAGCAGATGACTTTTCTGCACCAGGTGTCGAATTTAATATGCCAAAAGCTCAATTGTCAATACCGACAATAGAGGTGGCAGACTTAATATCAACAACAGTAGAATTTGCGGCTCATGGAACCGATCTTCTAACTGGAGATGAAATTACAGTTAAATACTTAGGAAATACTGCGCATACTCAAACAGGATATGCTGCTACAGGTGCTCGCGCACTAGATAGTGCCTAGGTCT